TCATAATATGTTGTGTAACTCCCTTACTCGCCTACGATTAAATATTGCTATTAGATCCGGATATGAATATTCTTCAGACAAAACATATCTATATTTACGATATGCAGGATCATTCATTTTGAAAAAACTGTGTAATTCGTCGATAGTAGTAATGCGTATCTGACTTTGGCCAGGTTCATCTTCGTTGTATATTAAAATCTTGTGTCCGTTAAGTAACAATTTCTCCCATATACGTAACCCCTCATCACTCAAAAACTTGTCAGACATTATTCCAATATTATCTTTTCCTGGATTATTTTTTTTCCTGTCTAACAATATTGCGTGGTATAAATCAGATGCATATGGGGGTTGTCCCTTGTTGTATTTGCCTATCATCGCCACTTCAACTGATTGAGGCTTTTTGACTAACTCAACACCTAGCAGTATTTGTTTATTTTCTTCATACCAATAATATACTGACTTGTTAAGTTCGAGCTTCTTTAAATTATTGCCCAAATCTTCTATAGTGTAACCAAGAGATTTTGTGAAGTTGATTACGTCTCGAATATTAGTAGATATCACCCCAGAATACTCGGCGGGCGGCGTCCCTTCAGGAGACTCAACCAACCAAGTAGATACAAAATCAGTCCGGTCATCAGATACGTCAAACATCATTCATCCTCGTATTCTGTCTCTTCGTCTATAGACGCATACTCTTTAAATGCTCGAGTTAGTGCTGAATCAACACCACTCAATTCTTTTAAATCCTGGTCGCTGAGCATGTCAGTCATTGCAGACATTAAATTATCGGCAGCTTCCTGTCTATCTTTTGCTGGTATATATTGTTTTAGTATTTGATATGTTTCAGTAAGTGCTTCGATATCAACCATGTTTAATCTCCTTGTTAAAATTATTATTTAGCTACCAGCACGACGAAATTCTTCAAATAACGGATATAGAACCTTTCTCTTGAGTTCCATTAAATCAACTGAATGTTTTATCCCGTATGCTACTTCTTTGTTTTCTGATAGGACAAAAATATATTTTTGTTTCACAATATTTCCAAAGTATTCTTGCATTTCATCAACTGAGGTAACACGAGTTAATACATATTGATGTTTAGTTGTGTCAAAGACCGAAATAGCGTTACCCTGAGATAGTAACCTAGACCACAATCTCATTGCATCGTCGGTCATTATAGCATCACTACCAAAAACTAAATTTGATTCTTTTACGTCGTTCTTAATGATCAAATATAACTCACTCGTATACGGCGGCGACCCTCTGGGGATTGATGGGTTTTTACTAGTCAATACAACTTTGCAGAACTTACCATTGGTAGCAGTATCTACAATAATAGACACGGTTGTTAAATCTCGCGTTCCTACCCAATATATAGATTGATCACCAACTTCTATTTTGTGTATATCATCTGAAATATCTACCTGATTTTCTGGATTGTGTTCTCGTGTTTCCATTAACATCTCTAACTGGGCGGCAAAATCGTTTGATCCTGGTACACGCCAGGGCATTTCTGTCAAAAACACATCGAAGAAAGTTTTATATTCCATGTTAAAATTATTTAGTCGTCTGGCGATCAACTTCGTCATTTATATAAAATTCATAGTCAGATCTTAACATTTTTTCAAATTCTACATTGGCATCTAAGCCATGAAATTCTCTAAGACTGTTTACTGCTTCGTCTGTCATCGACGCTGCGTGGGTTGCTCGCCAATCTTCGTATGATAGTTTATCCATTGTTGGTCTCTGCTTCCACCGTGTCATCAATCTCAGAGTTAGCCGGGGTTGACATGACAGATTTTTTATCAAACTCAGACATTACAAGATCAAATATTCCGTTTTCGTTGCGATTCCATTCTTTACGGAAGTATTTGTGTATTTCGCCGTTTAAGTCAATATACACATATCTATTTCCTTCTTTCGTTATCATTTGTCTTTTTTCAAGCAAATCAAACATGCCAGAATAAGGGCTCATGCCTTCTTCATACGGAATCTGTACCTCAATATCCTCAAAGGGTTTTGCGTATCGTGTTTTCATAATCTTACATCCTGCACGAATACCATTTACTTCTTTAGTCTTGTTGCCGTCTTCATCTTCTTTCAGTTTTAACTTTTTCATTGCCACAACGATAGATGAGGCATATACGAAACCTTGTCCGCCTGAGATATTTGGATCTGGATTATATGGATCTTGTGATGCGTATGTGTGATTTGTTGCAACTAATCCTACGTTGTAGTTACCAAACATGTTGACGCTGTTCCGTACCAACGACGTTAGTGCTTTGGGTTTGCGGCCCATGTCACCCTTCATTTCGCCTGCCTCAAACTGATTTACGTCTGTCGGAGTAAGCAACATCCCTAAGCTATCTATCACAAACAAAATTTTAGGTCGGGTTGCTGCATCCATTACCTTGTACTCTTTCATAAATTCCGAAATAGTTCTGGCAACATCGTCTATCATGCAAAGACTAAGTTTTAATAATTTATCCTCGCTTGTATCTACGCCCAATGCAGTAAGCCATGATTCGTCAAGCGCGTTTTCTGTGTCGATTAGGATTACAAAGATTCCTTGTTCCTGTGCGTTTTTAATAATGTTGCCAGAACAAATGTATGATTTTCCTGCTCCAGATTCTCCTGCAAATACTGTTACTTTACCTAATGGTATTCCTTTGTTGAAATCCCCACTGATCAAATAATTCAAGGCAAAGTTGCCTGTAGAAATCCAATCTGTTGGGTCATTAAATCCTATACCAAGTCCGTCAATTGACTTGGAAATTGTTTTACGAAACTTACTTACGTCGAAAGGCTTAGCCATGATTATATTCCTTGTATTGAAGAAATGCTAGACAGGTCGACTGACTAGCATTTTATGCCGCTATATTACTCTGTTTTTTGACGATTACGAATTCTAGCCAATATATCTTCGGCGCGATCAGTTGTCGCCGCAGGAGCTACTGGTTTTTTGTCTACGGGTTCTTTTTCTTCAACTACTGGCGCTACCACCTTTGTTGTTGCAGGGGCAGTTGCGGTGGTTGATTCCGTTGCAGAATCATCTGCGGCTGGTTGGAAACCAGCCGGTTTAAAGTGCTTCCCCCATTTATCAGCATCGTATGCTTCGCCATTTACTGATGCTTCGAACATCTCTTTAATGATAACAAGATCTTCAGCGGATGGCTTCTTAGGTAAGAAATCTGACAGATTGAACAAACCAAATTTCTCAATTGCTTCTGCTTCGTCTACAGTAAGTGCTGATTCTTTGCGTGACCATTTGCTTGTGTTGTAGTCTGCATATCCGCCCTTTGATGTTTTAACAACAGTGAAATCAAGCCCGCTTTGATAATCTGTTGGAAGATTTTCTAGCTCTGAATCCATCAATGCAGCCTTGACAAGATTAAAGATTTGTGGGCTAATGATAAAACGACGGATTGGGTTTTCTGGTACCTTGTCTTCCTTCATTGGGTTTTCACGAACGAATCCCTGAAATAAGTACGACTTCTTTTTCCAGTATTTACGACCCATTTCTTCCATGTCCTTTTCTTTGAACCACGGACGAACCTCTGTAAGTATTGGGCACATACCCATATCCGGCCACATCTCAATGCACGGCACTTGGACCATAATTGGTTTACTATCTGCCTGACCTTTGATACCCGCAAAGGTAAGTTTGATCATTTGACGCTCAACCCAGAAAAAGTTGTTTTTTGGATCTGCGTCTGGAAGGAAACGAATACGGGCTGTTTGCCCTTCTTCAATATTCCAGTGTGGATAAATTTCACCTGAGCCGAAACTGCTGTTGCTTGTTCCGGAAGTTTTGTTTTCTTGTGCTTGTAGTTTTGCGCGAATTTCTGCTAATGACATTGCCATAATGTGTTTCTCCTTGTAATTTAAGATGGTCTTAGTGTACTGCATCCATAATGTTTGCTTTGAACAGTAATTACACTATGTAACTACTATACATAGTTATTTATACAAGAAGCAAGAGATTTAGAAATTTATTTTAACCAGAAATGAAAAAGCACCTTGCGGCGCTGTTTCTTGTGTTATTTTGTCTTTTTTGGTGCAGACTTTTTGTAAAGCTCCTTCATTCGTGCGACGACTTTCGGGGTACGTTTTTCGGTAGGTAAGTCTGATAATTTATTAAATTCCTCTTGTTCGGCGGCCGTTCTATATTGAGATTCTTCTGCTTCTTTGATGATATCAGCATACTTACGGAAGAAGTCTGCGCCCGACTCTTTAACGTTAGAAGCTTTTTTCTTTACGTCAGCTTTTTTCTCTACGTCAGCTATACCTTTTGCAGCCATCTTAAGCATATAGTCTGTGTCGGAGTCATACTTTTTTTTCTCTTTTTTCTCTTTCTTTGCAGCCACGGCCTTTTCTTTCCTATCAGTGTCGATATCTTTTATCTTACCTTCTGAAAGCATTGTGTGGATCTTTTTGTAGTAGTTTGCGTCGCTCATTTTATTTTTCCCCGTATATGTTATTTATTAATTTTTACGCAAACCTGCTAAACGACGCATGTCATTTAACGGATCTGCCGATTCTTGTGGTTGTTCTTGTGGTGATGGCTCATCTGCTGGCTGTGCATTTGGATCCGTTGGTTCTTCCGGAGCCGGTTTGTTCTGGTCGATTCCACCAGATTCCATGTTCGCTTTAACTTTTTCAAACACGTCAGGCATGTTAGCTTGCAGCCAGTCATAAATTATAGGCCTAACATCTGTATCTGGTGAGCCAGTTGATGCATCGTGTATTTTATCAAATAATTCATCATCACCAATAACATCGTACAGTGCGCCAGTGGCGTTGCTACCATCTACTCCGGCTGGCAAAACCTCTGCCATTAATTCTTGTAATTTTTTTACTTTTAACTCATCGTCTGGCAATGCCCACGATCCTTCAGCAATCTTTTCTAAATTTTCTTCAAATTCTTCAAGGTGCGATTCGACTGCTGGTCTATTTTTCATTTCTTGGTATGCCCTTTGCACGTATGGTAATGCTGGCCCTAATCTCTCGTCGAAGTTTTTTAGTATGAACTTCCCTTTTAGTTCTTCTAAGTTAATATCATCCTGCAACGTAGTAGATGGTGCCCAACCCTCTTTGTAAAATTTATATCCGCGAGGAGTTTTTAATTTTCCCAATATTTTGTGTATGTTCTGATATCGTTCTTTTGCAGCAGAAACCATGTCGTTTGCTTCGCTGTCTTCAAATGTTTTATTTCTCGAACCTTGAATGAATTTACGCATCTTTGTCATTTCTTCGCACATTTCAACTATGTGCTCACTAAAGCTATCTCCGAGAGAACCACCAGCAGATATGTGTCTAGCCAAAGCTCTACTGCCGGCTAGGTTAGTAAACGGAGATTTGAGTCTCTGTCCTTCTACATCTTCAATGTAAACAGCATGAATCTTACGGCTTCTGGCACCATGTACTGTTTCGTCTACTGGCCCAGAGTGGCGAATAATTAGGCGAGTATTTGGATTAATTTTTTCATAGCTTGTTTTAGTTGTGCCATATAGTTTGCTTTCAGCGATTTCGGCGTCAACCGCTGATACTGGTCCTGCTGTAGTTGCTTGCTGTTTTCTATCACCTAGAGTTAGACTGCGACTAATGTCGTGTGGGGTAAATTTTAGACGATTTCTAACTGCAAAGTTTTTCATATCAGCCAAGAATCTATACCATTCTTCTTTTTGATCATCGTCTAAATCGGCAGTAATATTCTTGCCGTATGTTATCTTTATAGATTCTTCGTCTGCAATGCTAATCTCAACGTTTCCAAAAGTTGCCCCTTCTTTATCTACAAAATTGAAATTTAGGTAGCGGGCTTTTCTCGGATCTAGCGTTGTTTTTGCAGAAGAATCAGCGATACTTACTTTTTCAAAACGTGCTCGTATTTTTTCAAAAAGCGATTCTGCTATGCGGTTAATATTATGTGCCATATTTTATCTCATTTCTCTTAATTTAGGTCTTGATAATATATTTATCACTATTGATAATTATCCCATCAAAAAGGGCAAAGGCATTACTATTGGTTCATCTGTTCCCCGCA